TGGGTGTTCGACAACAGAGAATCAGCAGTGTATTATTTACGGCAGTGTAAAGGAGAGACCACGTGATGAATAAAAGATATATTGATATGAATTATACTGAAATAAAAGAATTATTAAAAACAACACCAGACAAATCTCGGGATGGTCTCGCTTCCAGAATATGTTTTGCAATTAGCCTCAATTGTATTCCTCTTTCAGTTCAAAAAGAATTACAGTTTCAACATTTAGATGTCGCTGATGCTCTTTACGAAATTCGTGAAGAGGAGGGCATAAGATGGTTATAAAAGACTGTGTTTATGACAAAGAAAAAAAAATAAAAGGTTGACCAGTTAGTAACCTCTATGTTATATTATAAACATAACAAAGAAGGAGCAAACATTATGATGTTTATTTGGTATCAAAATTCCAACACTGATCACGCTGTAGAGAGCGTTTACTGGGCAAAAAACATTGACCAGTGTATTGAAAAATTAGAAGAACAGAATATCTATCCAGATCGTATTGAGGATATTTTTGGTAATCAATACCGTATTGAATACCAGTGAAATAAAGGTTGACAGCATCCCTAAATTGCTGTAACATAAACACACATACAAAAAACTGCCCCCAATGGTTTTTTGAATTGTAAATCCTTACTAGGGTAGAATATGTTGTTGCTCCTTCGTATTCTACCCTTTTTTTAAGGTATTTTTTAAGGATTATATAAATAATAGTATGAATAACAAACCAGGACCAAAGCCTAAACAAATAGTTACAGGCGAGATTGAAGGCATTCAATGTGGATGGGACAAGACTGTTGTCCCACCAGAACAAGTGTATGATCTCGCTGTATTAGGATTGACCAATAAAGAGATTGGCAACTTCTATAACGTAAACGAAAACACCATTGCCCGTAATTTTGTCGCAGAACTACAAAAAGGTCGTGAGATGACAAAGATTAAATTACGCAGAGCAATGATGAAGAATGCCACAGAAAATATGAATGCCGCAGTGCAAATATTCCTTGCGAAAAACGTGTTGGGAATGACAGATCAACCTATAGGCACTGAAGCAAACAAACCGTTGCCTTGGAATGAAGAAGATACGGGTATAGAAATCGAAGAGGATATTGTAGATGAAGAGAGTCAAGAACAGCCCACTGGGCAATGATTTATGGTTTGATGGACTGCACTATTGGAGAGGTAATCCTGGTAGTCTAGTAGGTCCTTTTACTGAATCAGAACTGCACAATGAGCAGCAACAAGAAGAGAGAACAGGTGAAGATAGCACTGTGATTGACAGTGGTAATATTGAAGTGTTTCCTAGCAATCACATTCTAAAATAAGCATCAACAACTATAATCACTACAACTACAAACAATATTACAGCTAACCAAGTCATTACCATTTACCTATAGGGCACACAGTTTCTTTGATGCGTGTCTTGGCTGGCATAAAACATTTACACCTCTCACAAATCTTGAATCTATTTAGATGAGGACAGTGCAAACACACTGCCATCCTTGTGTCTGCGTCTTTGGCCAATAGACGCTGTTTGATCATATTAAATGCTGTGATATAGTCCATAATGTTATTTATTGATTTTGCTTTAGATAAATATTTTTATGAGTTATATACCAAAATTAAAAGGAATCAAAAAACGCAAAGGTGACGGTATAAAAGGCCGTTATGTTGATCCTAACAAATGGAAGACAGGCCCTGACCTACACACAAGAGAAAAATACTACGCCTTTCTAAAACACAAAGCACAAGCAGAGTGGCGTGGTGAAGATTATGAACTCACTTGGGAAGATTGGCAAGTGTTGTGGCCGGATGAGTTGTATGCTCGCAGAGGCAGAAGTATAGACAGTCTAGTGTTGGCAAGAAAGGATTGGAATGGTGTATGGAGTTTGGACAACTGCGAAACCTGCACAAGACGTGAGCACTTCAAGCGCAAAAAGGATTTTCGTGATGCAACTAAATAACAGTATGTTCGATCCAGATTTTGATCCGTTAGATGACCTGCATCAACTAACGCTAACAGTTGCAGAACAACACAGGACCATACAAGGTCTTGTCAATGTATTAAATGATCACAACGCCAGTATCAAGCATCTAAACAATGCACTGAGAGTATTGAAGCAGCAAGTGATCGTGTTAGAAAGCAGATTGAATGAAACTGACCGCAGCACAACAAACCATCGCCCACTCAGATAGTCGCTTCAAGGTAGTAGTTGCTGGACGTAGGTTTGGCAAAACATTTCTCAGCATTAGAGAACTGTGCTATCACGCACGACTGCCTAACAAAGAGATATTCTATATAACCAGCAGCTATCGAGCAGCCAAGATGATTGTGTGGAAACCGTTGAAGCAAAGACTGTTAGATCTCCGTTGGGTAAAGAAAATAAATGAATCAGAGTTGAGTATAACACTCAAGAACGGATCCACTATCAGCCTAAAAGGTTCAGAAAACATACACGCACTACGTGGTATCAGTTTGTATTACGCAGTGATCGATGAAGCAGGCGATTGTGACCCTGACCTATTCCCAGAAGTAATACGTCCTGCACTTGCTGACCAACAAGGCAGTGCTTTGTTTATTGGCACACCACGTGGTAAGAGCAACTACTTCTTTGATTTGTATAGTGCAGCACAACACACCAAAGGTTGGCAAACCTGGCAATACACCACACTGGACGGTGGTAATGTCAGTGAAGAAGAAATAGAAGCAGCCCGTGCTGATATGAGTGAGCGGCAGTTTAGACAAGAGTTCTTGGCCACGTTTGAAAGTTATGAGAATCAAGTTGCTTGGAGTTTTGATAGAGACCGTAATGTTAAACCAGCAGCACCTGATACCAATATATCTGTGTTAGACATTGGCATGGACTTCAACACCAATCCTCTTGTGGCAACTGTGGGTGTCAAGTTAGAGAACACCATACACATCATAGACGAAATACAAATATACGGCAGCAACACAGATGAAATGGTGCAAGAAATACGCTACAGATATCCACGCAGTCAAATCCGTGTTTATCCTGATCCAAGTGGCAGTAGAAGACAAACTTCAAGCAGCGGACGCAGTGATCATATCATATTGGAGAACGCAGGATTTAGAGTATTAGCACCACGCAAACACGATCCTGTAAAGGATAGAATCAATGCAGCCAATGCTAGACTGTGCGATGCTAACGGTGATACACACGTTTTCATTGATCCCAAATGCAAACACCTAATAGAAAGTCTTGAGAAATACACATACAAAGAAGGCACACAGATACCTGACAAAGGTCAATACGATCATATGTTTGATGCGTTCTCATATTGTATTGCATACTTGTGGCCAATCAAAAAGCCAAGACCCATAGCCAAACCCACAGGATGGGGGCATAAACTAGCAATTTGACGCCGTATATTAAAGACAATGATAAATATGTATATCCGGATACACAATACAATGAGATAAGGGGCCCCTTATGGATCAAATTACAACGATAGAAAATGCCGTTGGAGAGTTTTTAAGCGGTAATAAAATATATACCGAATATGAAAATCAATGGCAATATCTATACGAAAGTTACCTAGGTGGTGAAGATTACAAAAACGCACAACACCTAGTGAAATATCAACTTGAAACAGCAGGTGAGTATGCTGCAAGATTACGCAGTGCAGTTTTGGAAAATCATTGCACCAGTGTTATTGCAATATATTCCAGTTTCTTGTTTAGGAATCCTCCACAACGTAATTGGGCCAACTTCGAGAATATGCCTGAGATAGATCAGTTTCTTGTTGACGCTGACAAGGATGGCCGCAGCTTTGATAATTTTATGAAAGACTGTTCAACATACAGTAGTGTGTTTGGACACGTATGGTGTGTAGTCAGCAAACCAAATGTAAATGCTACAACAAGAGCACAAGAAATTGCAATGGGTGTGCGTCCATATGTTAGTATGCTAACACCTTTGGTAGTGTTAGATTGGAACTATGAGCGAGCAGCGGATGGACACTATCATTTAGACTACTTCAAGTATATTGAAGATGTCAATGGCAATATTAAAACGCTGAAAGAATGGACCCCAGACATTATTAGAACCACCATTGTTGACAGTGAAAATCTCAAGGTTAAAGAAACCATTGTAGAAGAAAACCAACTAGGACATTTGCCTATTGTGTGTATCTATAATAAACGCAGTTTGGTTAGAGGTGTCGGCATAAGTGATATTTCTGACATTGCGGACGCACAACGTTTTATCTACAACATGGTAAATGAAATAGATCAAAGCGTGAGATTGGATTCACATCCAAGTTTAGCAAAAACAGAAAACACACTAGCAGGTGCAGGAGCAGGCAGTATTATACAAATGCCTGATGATTTAGATCCTGGACTAAAACCTTTTATTGTTCAAGCCACAGGCGGTAATATTCAAAACATATTGGCCAGTATTGAACACACAGTAGAAAGCATAGACAAACAAGCCAACGTAGGTGCTGTAAGAACCACAGCCGCTCGTAATATGTCAGGCGTTGCAATGGAGACAGAGTTCAGTCTTTTGAATGCACGTTTGAGTGAGAAGGGCACACAGTTGGCACTTGCCGAAGAAGAAATATTCAAACATTTTGGACACTACTATGGGTTAGAATGGGAAGGTATGACCATATATCCTGACACATTCAATATACGCAATAGACACAGTGATCTAGATATGTTGTTGAAAGCCGCAACAGCTCCTGTGAACAGCACAGAATACAAGAGAGAAGTTGCAAGACAGATTGCTGCAATCATAGTTGATGAAGAAAACAAAGAACTTGTAGAAACAATCAATGCAGAGATTGAAACAGCAACAACCACATTCACGGCAGATCTAAATGGCAACACAGGCTGAGATAAACGCACACGATCAACTGATTACTAACCTTGCAAATGATTTTGCCAGTGGTATAGAAAGTTTGTTGGCCAGCGCAATAGTAGCCTTGAGCAGTGTAGATCTACAGGATAGGGTTGCAGTAAATGCTGTGTTTGACGACACAAGAACATATATCAATTCAAATATACAGGGTTTGGACAGATTGGCTATAAGCAATCTTGAACTGAACAATATAGAACCAAGCAACGATTTAGCAGCGGGTGTAGTAAACTTGAAAACTGCCTCCAGCAATGCAATGACTGTTGCAGTAGATGAAGAAGTCAATACAATCGCAGGAGATCTAATAACAGCAGGATTATTAGGTTTAGGTGTTGCC